AAAAGCCTCAGTCTCTGAGTACACCGACTTGATGTTCGCAGTAGTCTCCGTAGAAACAACCTGGAGCAAGTCATTACGCACATTCTTGGAAAGATCTCCCAGAGGAGCAGACTTCTCAACGATTGTCCTGGCAAACGAGCGCACACCAGAGTTTGACAAGAACAGCACATCCTTGCCAGTGGTCTGGATCGAATCCCTAGCAACACATCCAATGCCGCCCACCGTGTCGCTCAACTGCATTGTTGACGGCGTAGTGGCATCTTGATAGACCAGGATCTGCCGCTTGCCAAAGATGATCAGGAAGCCATTGTGAGCCGCAAGCCCCTGGATCTCATCTGCGCCATTGGGCCAGACACGATCCACATTCAACGAGCCAGCAGTTCCGGTAGACCAGACATGCCCTGCCAACAGGTCAGAGAAGTACACGATGTTCTTGACCGTGGCCGTATTAGCCGACCAGAGCCGTCCATAAGCCGATAGGACGATGTTTGCGCTAGGGACAGTACCCACATAGCCAGTCTTCTCCGAAACGCGCCTATAGGTCGTTGTAGACACCGCAGGATCGAAGATCAGTGGATCATGCCCTGTCTGGAAGAAGTAGGTGATGCCGTTAAGAGAAGTGCAAGACCAGTTGTTCGCGCTGATGGTGGGCGCAGACCCTCCCCCCCCATAAGTCAATTCAACAACAGCGTTCGACCCATCAAGTTTGAAGAGTTTGTTGTTGCCTGAGAACAGCACAGTCAGTGTGCCGTCAGATTGCACCAACTCATGGATCACGCCAACATCATTGGCACCAAGGTTCCCAGAAGACGAGTTGACCCTCGACCAACCCTTGCGAGAACCGATGCGACCATAGCGATCAATGATGCAGTTTGTCGCAACCAGTGCAAAGCCACTCGCCAAGTCAGTAGGCGAGTCCTGCGTGTTCAACCCGAAAAAGCCTGGGGCCGAAACGCTGGAGGTTTGCAGCGGCTGGCTCATATCGCAACAAACTCCTGCGCCTCAGGGTAACGAGTGCCCTCAAGAGCAATGTAGTCAGACAGCATCGAACGATACAACTGATAAGCCTCGGACGACGAGAAACCTCCGTCCTCACCACGCTCGATCAAAGCCCGTGCATAGGCATTCTGAGCAACCAAGACATCAGGAACCAGCACAGAGGTGCTATCCGAGGTCAGAGTAGCCTGGGGCACGGCCAGAGCGAACTGGAGCGAATAGACGTTATCAGGACGGGCATACAGCACCACCTTCGTATCGCCATTTCCATCCACTCCATCAAAGGAATAAGCGTTCGGGATGCCAGTGATCGGAGTGGTGAAGTTCTGGTAGCGGTTCATTTCAACGAAGCTGAGGTTCGTCAAGCCCACATTGGCGGTCACGTTGATGGCATCCACCACCTGGAACTTCTGACCAGCACCAGTCATCGAGTAGATGTAAGTCCCGGCCACAGTAGTGATGGTGACCGTCTTACCCAGCACATTCCACGCATATGCGTCCTCGATCTGGCGCTTGGCATCGTTGACAAACTTGCCGATCAGAGTCGAGTAGTTCGTCTGATTAGCAGTTGCGACAGTCGTCTCACGCAGCCTAATCAGCACATCATTGATGAGTTCTAGGTAGGTCATTGCCGTGTCAATCCTGTTTCTTCAAAGGTTGCGATAAAGCTAAACGAACTGCCAGATTCAGTCGTAATCTTGATCGAATCACCTTCTTCCAACACAATGTACGCATTGCCATCGAACTGCAAGTAGTTCTTAGCTGATAAGGTGTACGCTGTCAGAATGTCGTAAGTGGCACTTGCGCTGGAGTCAATCCACTGAACCGTGATATGCTTTGTAGATCCACCCGTGTTGTGTATATACATCACCGTGAATTTGGCGTAGTAACCCGTCGGAACCGTATAAACGGTTGTTAGCGTTGCCGCTGTTGGATTTACACCGACGGATACTGGCCTCACTTCTTGTTCCTCGCTGAGATCGCCTTAGCTTTTGATCTTGCATCTGCTTTGGACGACGCGCCCCAAGCTCTGAGGGAAAGAAGCAGGCGAGTTGGTTCGCCGTCTTTGTATTCAGGCCCAGGCATATTGCCCATACGCGCAAGAAAGGAGGCCCGTCTTGGGTTGTCGCCTGATTTGACAGGAGCTTTTAGGTTCCCGCCTGTAGCCAGATTATATGACTTCCTGCCCTTCTCGTTAAGTCCACCGGCAGGATTTTTGCCTTCCTTACGAGTCCAGGCAGCAGTTTTCATTTTTTCCTCGCGGATCTTAGGTTATCCACCATGTTGGGATACGGACGCCCAGCAGCCTTAGCCATACGCTTTGCAGCAGCCTTTTTGGCAGGCGTGAGCAATTTTGGAGCGCCCAGTGACTTAGGACGCTTCTTATCCCAAATGGCTTTCATTTCTTCTTCCTAGCTTTGCCAGCTTCGGACAAAGCAATAGCTACAGCCTGCTTCGGACTCTTGACTACAGGGCCGCCTTTGCCAGAGTGCAAGGTTCCAGACTGGTACTCTCGCATGACCTTGCTGATCTTCTTCTCTGCCTTAGTCTTTTTCATTTCATTTTGCCTTTAGGCATCTTTTTGGCCACCATCTTAGGACGACCAACAGCAACCATGATTGCTACAGGCATGGCTTTTTTAGCACCATAAGCCTTAGCCTCTTTTTTGCCCTCTTTGGTGTAAGGGAATTTCTTGTTTCCAACCATTGGCATATCAAACTCCTTTTTGATCATCGCGTCTAGGACGCCCAGGCTTCTTTACAACAGGTGCCGTCAATGGTAGAGGACGGCGCTCTTCTTGCTCAGGCTCGTCAACCAAGACGTAACCGCCATGACCCTTCATGGACTCAATGTCATGGGGCATAGTGAACGTGACCGTATTGCCACTTGCCAAACAACGATAGGTAGCCATTGCTTTACCCGTAGATAGGGATGTACCCATCAGCACTCACAAGCCATGCTTTGGTTGCTGATGCGTCTTCGTAAACAGGAATGTAGTCAATCCAGGCTTTCTTGCCAGTGACTGACACGAGGATATCTGCGTCAATGTTCCCGTCATAGGAATTCAGAATTCCTGGGGAGCCAGCAGTTTTGACAGGGATGTAATCAGACCAACGCCTCAGTCCTGTGAGGGTTGTGATCTTGAAAACAACCATCTTCCCGTTGTTAGAGGGGAAAGTCTGAGGAACCATTAGAACTCCAGAAGTAAAACAGGGGGCTTGTGGCCCCCCGTCTTTACAAAGCCCGACCAATAACAAGATTGACCGTTGCAGCGGCCAAATTGACAGAACTTCCGGTTGGGTTGTAAGTGACGATAGTCACCGTGTTCGCAGCAGAAACGTAGGCCCGTTTAACCAGACCAGCCTCACTGACAGTCATCCCAAAGCCAAGCACCATATCGCCCAGCGCGACGCCAGGAACAGTCACCGTATCGGTGTCAGTAGCGCCGCCAGCAACAGCGCCAGCATCAAGAGTACAAGTCACATCCCAAGTATCCGTGAACAAGCCACGGAATTGGTCATTCCCACGACGGGAAGTAACAGCGGTAGCAGCAGCCATTTCAATCTCCTATAGAAAAAGATCCCTCCCCCGAAGGGGAGGGGACAACTGCATTAGGCCGGAACAGCCAGGGCGAAGGCAGCGGAAGCGTCAGCAGCAGTGCCGGTAGCGTTGGTACGCAGCGCCTTGACACCGTAGAGCGTATCTGCGGTGAACAGGGTGCCCAAATACTCTTGCTTGTACTGGGTCTGCGAACGGATACCAATTTGCTCAACCAGAACCATCGAATCGCGGTGGCCCATCAGGCAGATACGGTCAGCACCGCTGTTACCAGCGCCGGTATCGGCGTTGGAGCTCGCGAACACTGCCATACCGTACAACTGGCCGATCTCACCGTTGCGGATAGCATCGCCGTTGCCAACGAATGCCTGCTCGGTGTAACGGGCCAGACCCATCAGGGTGTTGCGGCTCGAAGGCGGGATCAGGAAGAAACGGCCATCCATAGGAACGTCGTTGTCATCCAGACGCTGAATGGTGCGACGGATAGCCGCATCAGTCAGAGCAGCAGCGTTGGACGAGGTGCTGTTGTAAGCAGTCGTGCCATCGGAGCCGATGAACGCCTTGGTCGAGGTGTTGCTGGTAGCGTAGTCATTGGTGCCAATGGTAGCGCCGTTGAAAGCGCGGCCCAAGCGAACCAGATCGGTGTCGATGCGGCGAGCCAGAGCGTAACCAGCGTCTTCCGTGTAGAAAGAACGCAGGCTGGTCAGGGCTTGCACCTCAACGATGTCCTCGATCAAACGGCTGTATTCATAGTGCTGGTTGATCAACAC